AAATCACGAAAAAATCATTAAAATTTTACGAAAATATATTGACAATCGCAAAATAATTGCGTATATTCTTAATATGATAACGAATAATCGCAAATATACTACGATAAGCATTCCTAAAGCTTTCGAAAGTTACATTCCAAAGCTGCAAAAGACTTACTCCGAATCCAAAGGCGTAAGCGTGTCCAGAGGTGAAACCGTAGGCATTGCCATTAAGAACGAATTCGAAAGAGCTTCAGTCCAGGACGGCTAGAATGTCAACAGTCAACAGCACAGACAGATGGCAGCCGGACTGGGTCGCATTGCGGATTCTCGATTTCGCACGCAAGATCCACGAATTCGGCAGTGACGACAAGGCCCTGGCATCATGGGCCCGCCAGATGTCGGAAGACCTGATTTTCAACAACTCTGAGTCCGAAGACCAGTTCACGCAGGACCTGCTCGCCGAAGCAGCAGACGCCTATTCCAAGCGCTCAGAGCGCGGACGCAAGGGCGGTCTCGCCAAGGCCCGCAAGAACAAGTCTAAGGAGGCCGCCGGAAGCGGTAACGCCCGGAACGGAAGCACCACCGGCCTCGAAGAATCTGCACCTACTGCAGAGGAATACGACCAAGAAGCCCCTCAGCCCGCAGAGGACAATCGCGGGCAAGCAATTATGCAGGACGCCGCTATCGGCAACGACGCGGAAGACTTGTCTACTGCAGACAACTGCAGCTATCCGGAATCTCCAACGCCCTGCAATTATTCAAACGGAGCCGTTTCCCCGCGTGAGCGCGAAAAGAACATCATCAGCACTGATAACAGTGTCGCTGCAGGAACTACCACTGACTCCGTACCCTTCGCCCTCGACAAGCCTGCACAAGACCAGGACAAGCGAACAGCGAAGACCCGGGATAGCCACGGGAGTGGCCGCTACCAACCGCCGTCGTTGGGTCCCGAAGACGGCACCATTGACACCCCTGCGACAGACGGGGATATCCGCGAGGAATCCCTGAACTTACACGACGGCAGCAATGCCGCCAGGATGGAATCTGGTACGTCTGCCGCAGGGGATTCTTTTGACGAGGCTCGGCAATGCCAACGTCCCAGAGAGGGGCGAAAAACGCGCACGGCGGGCATTAGCCAGCCTGCCGTGCGTCCGCCGCCGTCAAGGGACCGGTGCGCGAAAATCCCGATTCCCCCGCGAAATTCCGAAGACGTCAGGCTTTTCGCGCTGGACAATAATCTCGACGTCGATGACGCCCGCATGTGGTACCAGATGAACTTCATCGACAGGCCAGGATGCGACAAGGACGGCGTCGTAATAATCAACTGGAAAGGCCATTGCACCGCCTACTGCAAGGCCGAAGCCGAAAGGAGAAAGGCAGGATGACCAAGACTTTCAAGAGATTCGCCGCATGGAAAAAGGCCAATCCGGACGAATTCGACAAGATCCTCGCGGACGTCTGCATCGTCCTCGCATTCGCATTCATCGCCGCGATGGCGACATGCGCGTCAAACAGCCTTTAGGAGCCATCATGAATAAAGTTACAGATTTTTGCATCAAGTTCACAATCGGCGGTCTGGGCATCATCGCGTTTGTCGCGCTGACCGGGCTCGCCGCGATCGCCGACGGCATCTGAGGTCATCATGGGCGGCAGGGATCCGGCACTCGTCAACCACATCGTCAAGCGCCACAACTACATGGCGGCACTGCAGATGCTGTGCATCAAGATGGGCTGGGACAAGGAGTATTCCTGGTATGTCCTTCGCCGCGATGAAGAAAAATGTGCCAACGGAGGCCGCAAGGAGTTTATCCGCAAGGCGACGCGCCTGCTGGCGATGAACTATGACGGAATCCACAACGGCTCGGACCCGTCGCAATCACCACGGTTGCTCCCCGCCAGCCATCCAAGCGCTCAACCTTTACGCTACCCCCCCGAATGGAATGGAGAAAGAAGATAATGGGACTTTTTAAAAACTACGTCGAAGTAATCGGCAATCTCGGTGATAACCCGAAGTATATCATGAGCGCACAGAACCAGCCGCGCTACACGTTCGACATCTGCACCAACAAGCCTTACAAGGAAGGCGACGAATGGAAGAGCAAGAGCACGTGGGTCAAGTGCACGGCATGGGGCAACCTCGCGACGGCGCTGAGCCGCATGCAGTTTGCCCAGGGCGACCGCGTCATGATCGAAGGCGAGCTCCGCAACAACAACTGGATCAGCTCGCAGACGAACGAACAGCACAACGAGATGTACGTGCTCGTCACCGAGATGCGGAAGATGGCCAGGTCGAAGCAAGGCGGTTCATCGAAGTCAAGCGATGCACAGGCCAGCGGCTCGACCGCCAAGGGCCAACCGGCAAGGCAGACCGCGCCCGATTACCAGCGCGAAGCCGAAGCCCAGATGCAGCAGGACATGGAAGACTTGCCGTTCTGACATGCGCACGGAGGGAATGTATGGAAGTCACGAGACTCAAGGGCGCAACGAGGTTCGGCACTTACGTCGTAAGCGTAATCACCGACCAGAAGAAGGTAACGGAAGTCAAGGTGATGGGCAAGCCGCACCCGGACGTAACGAGCATCTGCCAGTTCATCGAGCGCGCAAAGACCAGGCAGGTCGCCGACTCGGTGCTCGCGATAAAGATTACGATGCTCAAGCACCTCGAATACAAGGGCATCGTCAGGCAATAACAACAAACTCAAAGGAAGGATAAGGCATGAAAAACGAACTCATGATCGATATCGAGACCAGCGGCCAGAACCCCGGCTGCAAGGTGCTCACCATCGGAGCTTTCGGCTTCGACCGCGACGGCAAACAGGTCGAATTCTACCGCCGCTTCAGCGTCATGAAGCTGCTCGAAGAAGGCTTCAAGGACGACGTCGCCACGATGGACTGGTGGCGCACGAAGGACAAGGAAGTGTTCAACGATGCGTTTGCCGGGACCGCCGACCCGAAAGAAGGCATCGCCGATTTCAAGGCCTGGTGCTACGAGAACTTCAAGATGGGAAAGAACGACGGTTTCAAGGCCTGGTGCAACGGGCTCGATTTCGACTTCCCTATCCTCAAGGCTTTTTTTGCGCACTTCGGTTTCCATTTTCCATGGAAGTTCTGGAACCAGTACGATTACCGCACGGTCAAGAACCTTTTCCCCATCATCAAGGACTCGGAACGCAACGGCGAAGCGCACAACGCGCTGGAAGACGCCAAGGCGCAAATGCGCGGGCTGCGGTCATTCTACGCACTTGTCAAGGACTAGCCGATGTACAAGTCGTGGACGAATGTTGACGCGAGATTCGTATCGCTCGGCGTCTTGCCGCAAGGCCGGAGCATACGCGCATGCCGCAACTTCTGCAACCGTCACGGCATCGATTTCCCCGGCAAGAAGGAAATCGACAATATCCACCAGCGCATTCACCGGATCGAGGACGAGGCTGACAAGTTAAAAAATCCCGATGGCGGCAGTGGCACATCGCCACGACATAAATCACACAATACTGCTGGTAAATCCGCCGCCGGAGGGAAAATTTTAAAAACCACAACTCAAAGAAAGAATCAAGACATGAATCAAGATAAATTCAGGGAAATTGCGGTCTCGAAAATCCGCGAGAACCCGAACAACCCGCGCTCCGAAATCGGAAGTGTCGAAGACCTGAAAGCGAGTATCAACGCCAACGGCCTGCTGCAGAATATCACCGTGCGCCCGCTGGACGACGACACGTTCGAGGTCATCGCCGGAAGCCGACGTTACAAGGCGTGCCGCGAACTCGGCATGCAGAAGGTGCCGTGCACCATCATCGAGGCCGACGACGCGACAGCCTACACGCTCGCGACGACAGAGAACATCGTCCGCGAGAACATGACCGCCGTTGACGAGGCGAACGCGGTCGCGAAGCTTTTCGCGCAAGGCAAGGGCCGCACGGAAATCGGCGCGATGTTCGGCAAGTCCGCAAGATGGGCCGAAGGACGCCGCCGCATCACGGAGCTTGGCGACAAGGCCATGAAGTACCTTGCCGAAGGCCGCATCAACCTGGGCCACGCCGAAATACTTACCATGTGCGCACCGGAAGACGTGAACAAGTATCTCGAATTCGCCACGTGGAAGAATCCGGAAGAACTTAAGCGCACGATCATGGACGCCCGCCCGCTCCTGGAACGCGCACCGTTCGAAGCGAAGAAAGTCTGCAAGAACTGCGAGAAGCGAAGCGACCGCCAGCTCGACCTGTTCGGCGACGTGCAGTGCAGCTACTGCCTCGACCGCGAATGCTTCGAAAGAAAGGTCAAGGACAAGGCCGAACAAATTCGCAAAGATTACATCAAAAAGGGATTCGACGAAGTTCCGGAAGCCGAACTTCGGGAAGCCATGGGCGGCTTGGGCGACTACATCGACGCCGAAACGACCGACGAAGACGAAAAGGATAGAATCGAGAAGCTCAAGGAACAGAACATCGACCCGTTCTTCTGGGTTGACGACACCACCGCAGAACACGGGCTTGCCTACCGAGTGTGCATAGGCGACCTTGACGACGACAACGACGACGAAACGACCGCCGAAAGCACGGCGGATCTGAACTCGTGGAGTTTCATCATGGATCACTTCGATTACAAGCGCCGTGAAAAGATCCGCAAGGAAGCAAGCGCCGAAGAAAAGCGCATCGTCGCAAACAAGCTAAAAGGCGTTTTCGGAAACATCAGCAGAACCGCAAAGTCTTTTATCCTGGAAATCCTCGAACGCGTTTACGAAGACGAGAACGGCAACCAGGAAACCTACCTGAAACACCAGCACGACGCAGAAGACGACTTCCTCGACGAAGTAGCCGACCACATCGTGAACTGGTATAACGGCGTAGATGACGACATCCGCGAGTTCCTTGAGATGGACAGCCGCGAAGAATTCGAACGCAACGCAAACAACGCCATCGGCGAAGAAAAACCGGAAGACTCTGAAGAAGACTCCGCAAACGAAGAGGAATAACCCATGTCCAAAGAAAAATCTCCATTCGAAAAGACCGCTGCAGCCCTCAAGATCATGGGCAAGAAAATCTCAGCAAAGAAAGGAACCGGCTCAAACATCCTCAAGTGCGTTTTCGTACCTAACCGCACAGCTCATGCCATCGCCACTGATTGCCACGTAGCAGCCGTTTTGGATCTGAACCAGTACGAAGATTTCAGCAAAATTGACGTGCTCCAGGAACTCGCTTTCTACGCAGACATGCAGGTCCTGAACTACCTCAACGGACGTGCACTCGTCACCGCCGAAAAGAAAGAAGAGTTTGTCATGGAATACGGCCTCGGACTCGACAATCCGAGCTACAAGGAATTGAGCGAAACGGAACTGCCTTACCCGAACCTGCTCGCGACTTTGCCGCCAGCAGAAGCCCTGCAGAACGTATCCGCAACAGGGGCAACATTCCGCCCGGGCGAAATAGGCGTGCTGGATTCCGTCGCGGACGCCTTTGGGGTCCTGCCCATCGGCACGGAAACCATCGCCAACGTCCTTTACGGCGCGGAAGCCGAAGGCGGACACATCGCCACGCTGAGCGGCTTGATGCTCGTCGCATGGCCGCTCAGGCAAAATAAGCACGACATCGAAGTAGTCCCGTCCAAGGCGACAATCCAGTCGTACTTCGCAGAAAGAAGCGGAACTGATGAAAAGGACGAAGATAATGAACAGAGCTAGAATCAAGCATCGTGCCAATGCTCAGATGCGCGAAGTGTACGGTCACCAATGGCGTCACGTAAAGAAATTCATAAAAAAGTTCCTTGCCGAGAAGAACGTAGGTGACAAGACACTTTTTTCGGCAAAAGAAACTCACGTCGCTGTCAGAAAAGAAGACAACTGCACCGTATCACTCTGTCGTGTATGTCTGAAATAGAACTCAAAACTTACGTCACTTGTTCGCAGTGCGGATATCGCAAGTGGTGCAAGACAATCAACAACAAGCCCGTGTGTTCGGCCTGCGAAATACACGGGCCCAACCCAAGATTAATCAAAAGAAAATTCTAAGGAAAAAGATATGGATATCACTTTCAACGCCGAAAAACTGAACTCTGCTTTTTCCGGAAAGAGCAGGGGCCCGCTGGAAAACGCAATCGGACGCGCAGTCATCGAATGCGTGGAAACCGGCACCAAGTATTTCGAAGGCTCGCTCGAACTCGACGCAACCAAGTTCATCACGGACCGCATCGCGAACGTCCATGACGCATCATTCCACGAACAGCTCCACCAGCGCATGGCCATGCACAACGAGCCAATCACCGTCAAGCAGGATCTGACTCCGCCGTTCCCGCCGCCGCCAATAAAGCGCGGACGGCCCAAAAAGGAGAATAAATAATGCAGGTGTGGGTAATAATCGAAACGGATCTTGACGGTCATTACTGCTCTTCTCAAGTCGAAGACGACAGGGATAGAGCCGAAGAAATCGTTGCCATGTACAAACGCGGCAAGCAAGGATTTCTTCACAACTATAAAATCGAAACTCACTACATGGGGTAAACATGCCTAGTAAAAATCCTTTTAATTTCGAAAACATGTTCGGATCCGGCATTTTTGATCGGAAAAAAGAACCGTCAATCAAGGATATCGCAGACCACTACAAGGAAGTCCTTGTCAAGCGTCCTTGCTGTCAAAAGACGATTAAGTTCAAGGTGAAGGTGTAGCAATGGCGTGAAGCAGCGAAAAACAAACTAAGGAAGGTAAGCGATGAGCGAAAAACAATATCCACTGCATCACGACCACGGCACGGTAACGATTTCCCGCGACGTATTCGAATCGATGACCGCCGAACTCGAACGCCTCCGCCCGATGGAAACCGGCCTTGAACTTGCCGAAGCCAACCGCGACGCATACAAGAAGCGTGTCGAAGAACTTGCAGGCAAGTACAAGGAATTGGCTAAAGACCACGACAAGGCAATTCAAGCCTGCTGCAACGCCGACAAACGGATAGCCAGATTGCAACACGCACTATGGATCGCGAGAGCTACAGCCTTAAAAAGACTTGATGTTGATGGATACATTCGCAAACACATGAATTCAATATTTTGGCAAGACGGAGTCAGAACATTTAACGAAGCCTGTTGTTCGATGCGAGCAATAATACTCGTTCAAATTCGAAAATGTCGTGCAAAGGCAAAGGAATTTGAATAATGGAACTTACAAAAGAATTCGTAAGGCACTGCCGTAAAATCAACATACTACAAGATTTTCTATGTCAAGCAATAGATCAAATTGACGGAGTAGATAAAACAATCGCTGAATTAAAATACCGAGCAATATCAATGTTCAGAGAACGAAGAAATTGCATAGGCCTCGACACCCATTCCCCCATCGGACAAATCGCAAACGCCGCATACAAACACTGGAACATGGTCGAGCAAATACGCATCGAGAACGTGACGCTTAAACATGATAAATCCGATTTAATGGACATCGCACAAACCCTTCGATTTGAATTAAATGACAGCAAGCGCATCCACAACAAGATTGTAGCACGCGAAAAACACAAGCGTTGCCTTAAGATGGCAGAACTTTGTTGTGAACGAAAAGAAAACTGTTATAACATCGCCCTTAGGAAATACACAAAGTCCGAAGCAGATTCGCTCGTCAAAAAATCAGAATTTTGGGAAGAATGGGAAGACACCTGGATTCAACTAGCACACAGATTTAACGAGAAGTAAAATGAAATCAAGAATTAAAAAGAACAAACTATTAAACAGTAAGATGCGCTCAATTTACGGCAGAAAGTGGCCTAAGATGAAAATTTAGAACATCATTACAACCATAAAATTGAATTTTTCGCAAGATGGCACAAACGTTGGCTTGAAATTGCAAATCAGTTCAAGAGGTAATGAATGAATAGTAAACTAAACTATGAGCACCATAAAATATACTTTGAAAAGCCTGAAAAATGCAGAAGACCAATCGGCGCAAAGGAATGTCGCAGTAAAAAATTTTTGAAGTACGATTCTTTTGTAAAACTTAGAGGAGTACTTTGCACACATTACAAATGCGAAAAATGCGATGCAGATTATTTCGTTGCTGTTAAAAATCAAACAAATTTTGGAGTGTAAAAAAAATGAAAAAATTTAGCTATACCGCAACATCAAAAAATGGATTCGGAAAATACTGCGTAAATCATAACGCTTGCATAATGACTGAATTTTACAAGCCAAACCGCAAAGGCGGTCATCGTCGAAACGCCATCTATAACGCATTTCATCGGATTGTTTTCCGTTCGAAAAATGCCCGTCAAATCGACCCGAAACAAAAACAGGAATGGCGTGAAATTTTTGAAATGCAAGTCTTTGGAGGAATGAACCCCTGGAATAGAATCAATTTCCTCGACATCTTAAAAAAAGGTAAACACTTTAAAAAAGCTAAAAGAATAAAGGAGGCAAGCAATGAAAGATAATGATATTTGGAGCGGTTACCGCTTAGGCGAAAGCCAACAAAACACTCCTAACATAAACTACATGATCGCCATGCAGAAAAGAAACGAAGACAGTTTGTTCTTGAACATCGTCAAAATTGCATTTTGTATCATCGCTATTATCGCAATGTTGGTAATTCCGATGGTCGGCCCCAGATTCTGGCACAACGCCCTCGTTGTCTGCAGCGGACAATCTTGCACAACATACACAGAATGGACCGTTATAAACGAAAACGGCAAAACTGGGGTCCTTGAAGTCTGGGCTGGCGGACGGCTCCAGCGTTTTTCAAACGGCACCTGGCACTACGAATAGGAGACCGACTGAATGGACATAATTCTTTCGATACACCCCAAGTGGGCCAAGCTCATATACGAGGGAAAGAAGACGATCGAGTGGAGGAAGATTGTGCCAAGCTGCTTGCTCCCAATACATCTTTCCCACGAAAAATTGACCGTTTACCTCTACGAGACCGCCCCAGTAAAAAAGGTCACGGGCTACTTCATCTGCAACGGAGTGGCAAGAGTTGATTTTTCAGAACCGCCATTTGAAGGTGCTGAAATTTGCGATGAAGCAAAGAAAATCATCAAAGAAGGTTGCGTTCCGCTGGAAGACCTGAAAAAGTACAAGGGCGAAAAAAGTGTACTGTACGGCATGAAAATATTTTATCCGTACAAGTTCACGTTCAAGCCGATGGAAATTACACAGTTCAACATCAAGCGCCCTCCGCAGAGCTGGTGTTACACGGAGGTATATGTAAAATGAGCTGGAAGCTAGAGATACATCGAATGAGCAACACCACTCTTTGCCGCACATGGAAAAACGCCGCACTGAACGAGCATGGAGTTTTCTCGCGCAACATGCTTACTTTCGAATGTACGGAAGAAAAACGCCCAGGCATTGGAGTCAGCATCCATTGCGCCTTGGAATATCCGAAAGTGTACGTCGAATTTTCGATATCAGCCAGTTTATCACAAACGGGAGCTCATCCTAGCCGTGATAGCGAAATAAACTTTGACGTACACGACAGCGTATCAGACGTAATGATGTTTATAACAAACGCCATCGAAGAACGAGCCAAAACACACAACGTATCAAAGAAACTGATTCGCGGCGCACTCGACAAAATGAAGAATGCGATTACAGACGTGTGTATTGACAGCGTTGACGAAGAAAAGGGTCTCGAAGAACTCGAAAAGGATTGTTTTCCAGTTTGCAAAACATGCGGCGAAGAATACGTCACGCTTCTTGACAATGGCAATTGCGTCGAATGCGATTGCAAGATAAAACACCCTGAAGCACAAAAGAAATATTGCCGCAAATGCATACACTTCCGCAATCACAATCTTTACGATGAAAACAATCACACCGAATGCTGTTGCAAACTCCACCTCGAAGGCACGAACGATGACGAATGGAGTTATCTGTGCAGGGATTACATAGATGCAGACATTCTAGGCTATAAGATAAACGAAAAACTGATTCAATATGCACCGTCAGGCCGAACGTCAGTCCCTTGCGAAGAGTGTCGCCGAAAAGCAAGATTCCTCTACGACGGTCTTTGTTTGCCATGCTACGAAAAGAAACTTCAAAAAGCAAATGAAATCAAGCGAATCTTTGAGGCGGAAGGCTGGAAAGAAGTTCCAGAAGCCGAACGCGAAAACGCGATATCCGGAAACTGTTGGATTGACGAACAAAACATGGAACCAATGGAACCGAGAAAAGGAACGAGATTTTTCATAATCGATACTAAACAACTTAAATAGTCTTTTTATTTCAGGACCTAAATCAAGAAGGTTTAAAATGGAAATTGATATCGAAGAAATCAAAAGAAGAGCCGCCGGTCTTGAAAACCGTTACAAAGCTTTGCGAAAGTCCATCAATAAAGATCCAGCGAAAAGCGCATCGACAATGCTGTTCTTATACAGAAGAAACCTCAACGAGCTCTGTTTCGAAAGGCGTTTTCTTTGCCAAATCGGAGCGCTTGAACAATATCTTTCCGATTATCTTGCGGACGCTTTCGAACAGGACATTGGTCAAGTCTTGCACGACAGAATGCAGCAGCGCATCAAGTGGCAAGCAGGTTTAATCGACGAAACAATTGAGACCAGGAAAAACAAAGGCACATACAAAGGCGAATTTACCACAGCCGTAATTCTGGCGAACGCCTACAACGATATTTTCCATTATCAATATAAAGAATTTAAAATAAAAGAAGGAGAAAACAAATGACAGAATCCGCCGCCGAAATCAAAGAAGAAAAACTGTCGTTCATTATGGACGACGAAGAATTCCTCACACGTCTAGGAGCGATGAAGGAAATGAAAATCGGCGCGACTACTCTCGCCAAGGAAATCCGCCTAGGCAACATCACGCCATACATATTCTCGTTCGGTTACGGCTTTTCGAAGCCGTCCGTCCGCGAATGGATGAATAACCGAAGGAAGAAATTCCTTGCAAAACTGAGGGCTAAGAAATAGCAATGGATTTAACGAATCATACAACGCCGACGTAATGAAAGTCAAGAAATATTCAGTAATGGGAAAATTCGTATGAGCGACCAAATAGAAATGTTTGCAACACCAACAGAAATCCAAAAAACACCAAAGAACGCTGAATTAACCGAAATTCTTGAAGTTCTTAAAAGTCAATTTGAATGCAACGATATATCAAATTTTTTTGACAAAATAGTTGCTGCATACACTCAGAACGATTCTGATTTTTACAAAAAGTTGTCTCAAATTATATGCGGATACGAAAACGACTGTATCCGAATGATATACCAATACTGGTGCGCCGATAGAGAGAACTTCAAACAAGACTTTACTCCTGAAACACTTTCTCAATTAGTTGCCAAGCTCGCTGTTCGCGATGATTTCTATACGATTTTAGATTGCTGTGCTGGAGTTGGTTCGTTGACGCTGCAAGCCGCCAAATTGTTTAAAAATAAAAAATTTACACTATTGGAGAAAAATGAAAAAACTCTTCCATTTACGAAAGCGAATGTTAACGCGAATGGAATAAACGCCACCATTATACACTATGATGTTATCGAAGATTTAAATTTAGAGGGTGACGCAGAGGACTCCGCGTTTACTTGTGATTGCTGTATTTCAAATCCGCCGTTCAACCTCAAATGGCAACATCCATTATTCGCTTTACAATTACCAAGATTCCAAATAGCGTTACCTCCAGAGCAAAACGCAAACTTTACATTCGTCTTAACAGCAATGTCTCACACGGAAAATATCGGAGCATTTATCCTGCCATGCTCTATTTGCAATTCCGAATATGAAAAAGACGTTAGAAAAAATCTTTTATTAAAAAATCTTATTGAAGCGGTCATTTCTGTTCCTGGCAGAATGTTTGAAAGTACGGATGTTCCGACAACCATTTTGCTCATTAACAAGAAGAAAACGACTAAAAAAGTATGTCTTATAAAAATAGATGAAGCATCTTGTAAAAAAGAAACGAGGCTTCAAAAAGGACAGTTTGGTGGAACTTCGCACACTAATCGAACTTATGAAAAAATTGTAAAATTTACTTTAAAATTCAACTAAAACTTAACGTTTTTGTTCATTTTGCCGTTTTTAGCTTAAAAATGGACCTTTTCAAAGTTTCAATAATTTTCATTCAGTTTTACTCGTTTTCACTTTATTTCAGTCTTTTTTATAAAAATCGCCTAAAAAAGTGTATAAATCTGTGCATACCGATTCAACAGCCTCCAAGTCGCTCAAAAGATCGCAGTCCTCATGGTCGTCGCCGGTTTGACGATGTTCTACCCCAATCCTTTTCGTCGAAAAAAGAAAACGCCCGCAAGGACAATAAACAAAATGAACAAGAATAAAATTAAGGCCCTGATCATGACTATTTTTTTAAGCTTTCCAGCTTTCCTCGTATGTAGGACACATCTGACCTCACGTCTGACATGACGCTTGAAAAGTCTTTAAAATCCATTTCGACCGTGCCTCTCCAGGATTTCAGATCTGTAATTTCCGATTCGAACACAGCCATCCGCTCGTCGTTGTTTTGTGAATTTGAATGCTGCAAATAAAATGTCGCCGCAGACAAAAGACCGATGAGAGCAACCATGAGCGGTTTAAAAAACTCCATCCACTTTGACGATTCAGACCTTTTCTTTGCTGTACCCATAAGACCTCGATATCCGTTATACTTTATACAAAGTATAAATTAACAATTGCTCAAAGATAAATTTAGACACAAAAAAAAGGCAGCCCACATCACTGCAGGCCGCCTTGAGATTTTTGCACAGTTACATAACGCCATTCATCGCGCCAGCCGTCGGCTTCGTCGCAACTTTCGCGGCAGCGACGTCACCGTTACCACGCATGATTTCATCATGATACTTGATGGACTTTAGGCAGTCCTTGTAAGCATCAAGAGTCATGTGGTCTTTTATACGGCCACCATCCTGGTCCACCTGGTCATTCAGGTCTTCAAGGTGGCGGCAAAGATTATGCTCTGCACGTTCCAGCTCATGTTTGAGTTTATCCGTCATTTACAACCTCCGTCGTTACGGGTGTAGGAGATTCGCCCTGCTGCATTTTCGCAAGCAAGACCGGAACGTCATCAATCGTGAACGTGAAACCGAAATACGTTATCCTGGGCACAGCCGCGAAGGCTGCCTCCAGCGACGATTTCAGAGTTTCAAGATCAACCATGCCTCCGGAAAGAATCCCCGCCATCTCAAGCCACGGACGAACCTTGGCTTTTATAGGTTCAGGATTTGTTTTCAAGCCGACGACGGCTGCCGTTCCAAGCCATTTGTCGATTTGCTTCGGAATGGTTATCACCAGGTCGGACATATATTCCAAGGCGCAATTCACGGCCTTGTCAAACGAAATTTGCATAAAGGCGACCTCCTACCTTATGCGGCCTGAGCCGTGGTCGTAGTGGTCGGAGTCGGCGTAGTCGTACCCTGCACAACCGGCTGCAAGACGAATCCCGGAGGCGGCATCGGCGCAACGAAAGCCGGACCATAGCCAGGATCAAGCGCACGGTTCGGGACCCGGCGGACAGAGATCTCGGCCATTTGCTGTTGCAGGTTCAAGATGCTGTCAGACAGAATCTTGTCGCGAAGCGGAGCGGCAGTCTCGATAGCGACAATCTTCGATTCAAGACCCGCAACCTTTTCGGAAAGTGCGAAGAACTTGTTATCGGAATATTGCTGCGCCTTGAGCTGCGCGATTTCGTTGTCCTTTTGGGACAACTGGTAAATCGGGCTTGCCGAAGGATTCTGGTTGCCGCCGAAAAGGCCAGCAAGACCATTGTTGAGGATTCCGGAACCAAGAACGGTTCCAATGATACCGGTCGTAAGACCGGCTGTACCAACGCCTTTGGAGGCGTACTCATCGTTGTTATACACGGCCATCTTATCATCTCCTTAAGTTGGCTGTTAAATACCTCCTCCGGTATTTCCGGATTCGGCGCTCTCTCGAAGATGAATATTGCTTTTGCGCCGCGCAAAAACATTAGTTTGGGCACAAGATATTTTTTAGCGCAAGACTGCGACGTCGATGCGGATATCGGTTATGAGCTTGAGCATCTCCTTCATATCGGAGTCGCCACGTTGCAAGCGTTTCTCCGTATCCTTGACCTTTATGTATAGCCAAAAGATAAGGAGCATCGCCGGGTAGCCTAGCACGTTACCGATCGTCGAAAAAATTGAAGATAGTTCCATGTTACCTCGGATAAACGCTATAAATTAGTTTATATTTACACTTACGACTCACGCAGCATCGTTAACACATCGGCATGTATCCGTTTGTATTGTAAGTCAACTTATCCTGGCTCGCCCGACTGTACGAGAACAACATAATCTCCGACACGTAACATTTTTTTGTCGAACTGGCGCTATGCTTGGCGTGGCTGATAGGTATATTATCAGTTGACAACGATTTGTTGAACGCAAAGTAAAGCACACCGTCAGCATAAAAATAGAGCCTAAAAGTATTGCCTGAAATGCGCTCACATACAACAGATATAAACGTCACTATTGCGTGCCCACCATACGAGTAACTGCATTTTGTCGGATTTGTTTGCCAAGGCCCAGTTCCTATGCCAGCCATATTGAATGCCTCCGCGTTACCGCCAAGTGCCAATAAAGTAACATAAGAGGCGTCGTTGTAGACCGAAAAAATCTCAGTGTACGGGTCAAAAAAATGAAACCTTCCGCAGTCCTGGTCGCTCATGTAGTAAAATTGCAGACTAAAGGCATCCAATTTTGTAATTGGAGCCTTAATAACAACGTTTTTATCGCTGAACAGGCAATATTTTTTTGACGCATTCCACGCACTTTTAATCACAGTCGTATTAAAAATTCCATCGCCAAAAGGCGTGCTCGAACTATACGGCAGGGAAAAAGAGCTGGAATCAGCACTTTCCACATCGGACGAAAGTAACGCGCCTGCCTTCACGTCAACAAGGTCGTCACTCGCAAATATGATTTCCGGGATTCCACCCGGCAGACTATTGATTCCATGCTGTGTCAGAATCATCTATCCTCTCCGTCGTCATCACCTACAGAAGGACTATCGGAATCATCCGAACTTTCAGAACTATCCGACTGGACTTGAGGTGTAACGTTACGTTGTGCGTTCGGATCTACGAACTCGGCAACGGTCCAGCACGACCCGACGCACGTCACTTGGTACGTCTTTCCACTTTCAAGTTCATTTCCGCCAGCCGCGGAATACTTCAGCACAGTTGCGACCGAAGCTCCGCCACCGCTGACAATTTCGACAACAGTCAAAGTAACAGACGCCGTGGTCGTTATTTCGACTGCAAAATTCGGGATTTCTCCAGGTTCGCAATAAACTCGCAACGTCAATGTAGACTGTGCAGTAGTCAGCGTAGATAACGCATTGTTCGGGACCGTGACAGCAGCCGCGTCGGTCAACGAACCGCCATCTTTTAACGATCCAAGCATTGAAATTATCTTCGCAATGTTAATCGAATCCCACTTTGTTGCATCCCACGCACCAGACGTATTCGATTTTGCGCAATATACTGCGCCATTGTGCCAAACAACATTGCCCTTCAAATAGCTTGATTCGTCACTGTAAGACTCGGCAACGAATAAAGATACATATCCAAGTTTCAATACGATAGCTGCAAGGACGTTTGGGTTCGTCGGATCTATATCTATATCAGACGCCAACGCGAATGTATCAGCCGTAACGGCACGCGGTCCGTCAGTATCATTACTTACAACGAGCAAATCATTGTCGTCAGGATTCTCAGTCGTCAAAAGACTAGCAATAAAATCTTTGTACGTAATATATTGTATTTCGCTTGGCATTTCAGACCTCCTTACGATTGACTTTCGGTGTAAGCGCCGCCATTTACAAGTAAAATAGCATACGTTCTAGTAATTTCACCCGCAATCACGCTACGAGTTCCAACACATATAAATTCTCTATAGCCATTCTTATAAAAAGGAACAGTTTTCCAACTCGAATCAGCGTCATAATATACAGGCACATTACGCACAGTACTTACATTAGAGCAATAAACACGCTTAACTTGTCCAACACTCCAATGTTCTGCCATCTGCCAAGCACGCCATTCTTCCATTCCGGTTTCTTGATCAATGTCGTCAGAATACTCGAACGAAACAAACCCAGCATCAAAAAACTTTGACGTTTTCAGCGAAACGGCATTTACATTACCCAATTCCATCTTTCCGCTGAAAAATACGGGAATAGCAAGAGCAGCCATCTGTACGGTACCAACCCCAGGAAGATTCAATGCCCAGCCAATAATCATCTGGCCTTTCTTTATGGTGAGAATTTGGTTATTATATACAAAGTTGAAAGATTCCGGAGAACCATCCGCCCACATCGGAATTATTACCACTGGGGAATTCGTGTATATAGTACTAGATAAAGTAAAATTACTTGGATTATGGATAATTAGCAATCCGCCTTTATAATTACCGATATTGACAGTTGCATCATTCGACACAATCGATTTAAGACCGAGTTTTTCAATCACTTTCCAAACCTGGCTATCTTCCAACGGGTCCAATTCAAGTCCACCCTTCAAAACAACGTTCTGAAGTTCACGCTGAATCATGTTGTACCAATCTGCGTTCATATCCGTCGCAGGAATCAACTGACTTTCATCGCCATCGGTAAATTCGTGTTCTTCGGTTGCCGTATCTGTATTTATGTAGTACATAATATAACACCTCTATACGATAATCATGCGGTTGCTATCATCAACAATCGGGTTACCACCCATGTCAGTAAGCACACGGATAACGTAGCTGTACACTACCTTGATGTGAGCCGGTTTCGATTTTTCGACAATTGCTTCAAGTTTCGAGTCTCGCGGAGTTCCAAGAGACGCATTGCACTTCGATTTGCACGTCATGCCTCGCGGGCCCGGAGAATCGCGATAGACTTTAATAAGGACAAAGAAATTTGCCATATCGCCATTCTTTTCGGCCACCCAAGCAGGAAAAACTGAAGGACTCTTGAAAAACTCGTAAATATCGAACCGAGCACCGTAAAGTTTCAAAAGTGAACGCAAATACGGCACGGTGCAGCCGCCCTTGCTGCGCGAAACACGGACAATTTCTCTTTTACGACCTGCATTTGTACTTTGCTCAAGACCTTTCAACGGAAGTCCGAGTTCGCGTTCCCAATCGGAATAAGACGTCGTCTTCAGCGGACTGCATTCGTCAACAAGATGTCTAAGGCTGTCGTGTACGGCCTTGAATCCGGAAGCGAATGCCGAAAACAGTTTCCACCAGTTTCCGTCCTTGCCCGTAAACCACGCAAAGCCACGCGGCATAAGGCCCAGCAGCGCATAACGGAAATCATCTTCCGCTCGGACCGGCAAATTCCAGGTCTGCGAATTTTCGAAAGACACGACAAATAATTTTTCGCTGTAAATTTCGTCGGAACCACGAACAAGTTTCACGGTATGCTGACCAACAGAACCAGGGGCGACAAATTCAATGAAGTCATTTTCGTAGTCAACGATCGTCGCCGGACGATTGCCGACAAGTACATTGCAAGAGCCGTCAAAACCGGCTCCCCACAATCGGACTATTCCGTCAGCTCGCACCGAACGAGGCGTTATATGCTGGACTATCGTCGTCATCAGATATCACCATCCCTCAAGATTACAGAGCAATCAGCAACTTCGGCAACAACAGGATCATCAGGGTCCGACGGGAACGTAAGCGCAAAAAGAATTTCGGATACCGAATTTCCATCCTTGACAACGGAATCAATTCTGAACGATTCCGCCAAAGAATTTGACCGCACATAAAGTCGGAGGTTTTCGAAATAGACCGTTTGTCCAGGATCAACGCCGCGAAAATAACGCATAATCGCATCGGTAACGCTTTCTTTCACAGCGTCGTTGAACGGCGTCACGCTCGCAGAAATTTCTAGCAAAACAGGCGTAACGCTAAATACATGTACATCAGCGCCAATAGGCCTCCGGGCATCGCTTGTCAAATAGCCCTTAACCTCTTCGACCTGGTCATCAGTGCACACGATGTTATCGCTGTTGTAATTGGCTATAGCGACGCTCACAGAATTGACTTTTGGCTTCTGAGGAATGATATACGCATGTGTAACAAACTGGTGTCTTGTAGCCCATGTCCAGTAATCATTTTTCGAGCCTCCGTTCACTGGATTTTGGATCCTGTTCTGCAAGCGAGCCCGATACATTTCGGCAGTTTCGCCCCAGCCTTGCACATCGCCATTGACAAGAACTACAAATAAAGCGCCGCCAGCAATATCTTTGGAGCTCATTGATTCAACGCCAGCAATATCTACGTCGCGAAATTCCAGCGCAACGCCGTCGTCAAGGTTAGAATCAGCACCGTACACCAAAGCCCTCACCGGGACATCCTTTGCGGAACTCGTCACTGTCGTAGTCGCAATTACTTCGTATTCAAGACTCGACGACGAATCGGTAATCACAGTGCCTTCCGGAATCGACACGGAGCTGGTGCCGCTTGCAAGCACTACACGCGCATATCCAGTAGCGTACATTGGAGGCTTGTGAGGTACACCGTATTCAGTGCCAAAACCGTCAAGACGGTCAACGTCACAGCTCCAGACAAAGGCGTTTTTCCATATTTTCTTTTCGATAAGGACAAGCAGATGGAGCGCACCGCCGACAACAGCGGCAAGGACCTTGAAAACGGATTTACGCAAGACGCCCGTCGTCGGCATATCCGCAAGCCTGTTCAGCATGTCAAACTGGACAAACAAGGAATTTTCGACAATTCGGACAAGTTCTCTTAAGCTCTTAAATTCCATCGGTAGCCTTCCATTTCAGCTCGTATAAAAAAGGATCTTCTTTCTTTCCGTCCGGTCGCGTAACAACAACAGACAAAGTAAGAACATTGTCTTCATTGATAATATTCGAGGAACAATCAACAGATTTGGCAACGCCGTCGTCAATCATCCACTGTAGAGATTCTTTTACAAGATTTTCGACAGACTTGGCTGTCGAGGCTGTCAGCTTTCCAGGGAAAGCCTCGTACAGATAACCGCCCAAAACACCCTTGTCATCAAGAGCGTCGCCCCACCATCCGCCAACGCACGGCTTTAGATTCGCATTGCGGCCAAGTTTGCGTTCGCGGGCATAAGTGCCGATAGATATGATCACGGCGTTTTCGATAGTGTCGGATGTAAGCAAGTCGCCCCGACTTTTATCAAAGTCGAGGTCGAAATATCCGTCACTTCTGCGAAACAAAGCAAGGTCGCTCATCACGATAAAGATAAGCGACCCGAAGGCTCAAAAAAATATTTTTGACACAAGTTTTTTACGACCCAGGAGTCGGAGGGCTCGGGCTACCAGGAGCAGCCGTCGCGTGCATGTGCGTTGACAGGCTTACACGCGTTGAAGTCCGCATGGCTGTAATTTCGCCATCGGCTTCAAGCCTACCGCCAACAGTCATCTTGCCGGTTGTCTCGACATCGCCCACGAATCTAAACTTTTTCGAATCGGTCACCAGCTCGATACTACCATCATCCTTGAGCTTGATGCTGGAGCCAAACGGCGAATGAACCATCACTTCACCAGGCTTCAACTCCGGGCATTCGCCACGCGTCGCGATCACCACGCCGTTTTCACGACTGCCGCCAACGAATATCGCCACACCGTCAACATCGCCTTTGGGGCGACTGGAGAAGCCGTACTGTTGCATCAGCTCGACGTTACGGCGCTTTTCATCGGCAACAAGACCGATATCGGAGAGCATTTCGCCACCCTTGTACTTGGTCGCCGTAATCACGCAACGGCCCACAATCAGCCGCAAACGGGCCAACAAAGGCTCTAAAAGACTCATACTCATCCTTGCACCGCCTTCTTGATACTCGCCCACGGGTCTGCCTTTGCAGTTTTTCTCGCTTTAGATTTCTCAGGCTCAGGCAAAAAAGAATCCGGCTGCACCAATGTCAAGTTCGTCACTTGGCCATCACCACCCCACGAATATTCGACGCTCGAAACAAGCAGGTCCAGCGGAGATTTGACGAATAAATCCGGGGCGACGAACGAACAAACAGTTCCCGGCTCCCAAAGTCCCCCAGAATGAGCCCATCCGATAACGCTCGCGTTGACTGCCATCGATTTCGCCTCGCGGATGCGGCATTCCCAATCGGCACGGGCTTGAACTTTATCCTTATCGACGGAATTCGAGTCCACCAGGATGAACGGCCTTGAGCGCTGCACGTCTTTGTCGTTTGCGACGCCTACAGCCTTGTTTTTCGCGCTGCCGGTGCCATACACGGTGTACTTCGAAAAACGGTCTGAAAGCGACAAATCCACGGAAGCAGAGACGAGGTTTTCTCCTTGCTGCAACATCGGGCCACGTGGTGCTTTTTCGGGCGTAAAGAGAAACACAGTCCCACGGCCATCAGAGCACGGCATCACGCCTCGCTCTTTGCACAGTTTCGACAATGTATCAACAGCTTTACTCCCAGGCTCGACAGCAAACCTTTTAAAAGGTATGCCAACATCCACATTGTAGCGGTTGTCAAATCGGATATCGAATCTCGCGCATATCGAGCGGATGATTTCGTCCATCTTTTTATTTTCCCATTCGAATGGACTTTCGATACAGCAATCGGACAAGTCGATAGTTTTTTCGTTACCCGAAACGGTCACCTGACGCGAACCCTGCGAAAATGACGTAGATAACTTGTCCGCATAACCCGAAACAACCTTTTTGCCATCGACGGCAATCTCGACAGAATCCCCCGGAAAAATACTCACGGCGTCGCCGTTTTCGGACTTTGCGACAAGAGTCAGCGAAAAAGCAGCCGCTATATGGTCGATTGAACGGGACACGCTCGCGCCCGTCCAGTAAGAAAACTTTCGACCGTTGGCAAAGACTTCAATCATTTCGAAAGCACCTTCAAAGAATCCCGCGTCACCAAAAGCGGGTCACCAATACCGTTGCGCTCCAGGATATCATCAAGTTTATCGAGGTTGCCGTAACAGTCAAAGCAAATCGACAGGACATCTCTCGTCGCAGGCAACGGCAATTCCACAATCTCAGCAAGATGCGTCATTTCGTCACGGAGATACTTGAGAGCGGTCGCTTCGAGGTCCGCCAATTCAGCGTAATCGTCAACAGATTCCATGTTGACGGCAGCATTTTCAAACGCAGTGGCCACACGCTCCTGCATTTCGCGAGCTTCGTCCGCACTGACAAAAGAGCTATTGACTACAGATTGTGCAGCCATCGACGCCGCACTCATAACGACCAGCCGGTCGATTTTCGCGTTCAGCTCCGAAGCGGCAGCCCCGGAATAATCAGGCGTGCCGACTTGAGACGCCATCACCGCAAGACTTTCGTTCACGTAGTCGTTGAAACCGCCTTCCGGATCAACAGTCTCTTTCGTCATTGTCAGCAACCGCTGAACGCGGGCCGCAAAATCGGCAGGCGTCTGTAAGATAAGCTGAACATTTTCGCGGATCCTCGAAATAGTCTGAACGAACTGCGAAACGTCACGCATTGACTGGCGTGCGCTCTCAATCTTGTCCATTACCATCGACACATGCGAAGACACGGAATCGACAACAGATTTTGCCTTGCCAACGATGCTGAAATCTTCGCTGAATTTCGCTTGTGCGGAATCAAGGTTTTGCTCAGCTTTCGCAACTGAAGAACCTCGTAGATCAACGACGCTCCGGTCAGACTTTTTCGGGTCATCTTCCGGAACAAACGTAGCCTCGCCCTCTGCGTACTCATACACTTCGGAGCTGTATTTGAAACGGTATTCAGGACAGCGGGCGTAAAATTTGCCATAGTAAGGATGGACAAATTCAAAAGAGCCTTCACGGTCAAAAACTTCTTCCAGGCGTTTGCGGTCAAGTTCGCAATTCGGACCAACGAGATAAATGGACAACGTAAAACTTTTTACTTTCTTGCCCAAATCCTGGTTTACATGCTTGTCCGAAAACGGCAAAGCAGTCGTTACAATTTCACGACCACCGGACGTTTCAGTCTCCTTGTAATAAAAAGGAACACCGTCGTAAGATGCAGCGACACATTCGATGTCGCCATTTACCGTGCTGACCACTACCTTCTGCAGCGAATCTACGTACTCGTTACGCCATCCAGCCATCAGATGCCCCCAAGTATATAGCCGCGAGACCAGTCGAAGTCGCCTTTAGCCGGCGGCGTGATTTTCGTGCCGCGAGGAACGTTGTTGAAGTCAACGGCGAATCGGTTGGTAACAGTCGTGCGAGACTCGCTCACCGCCTGGACAGCCGACGCAGCAAGAGTAGACTGAGCGCCGGAAGCACCATTCGCATTAACATCTATACTGCCAAACCCAAACAAACTTTTAATCTTGTCAGGAAATCCGCCAAATAAACCAAGAACGGAGCTCTTGATTTGACCGACAAAATTCATAACGCCAGAAAGTTTGTCCATGAAGAAATTGCTGATTTTTTGGCCGATATTTGAAAACCAATCTCCGACGCTAGAAGCAATATCTTTAAGGAAAGACTTCAGCATATCCCAATTCTTATACACAGACTTAAATGCGGATATCCATCCTATAATTCCAAATGTCACAAGCGCAATTTTCGCCAGCAAAGCGCCGCCAATAAGGCCGACAAAAAGTTTTACGCCAATTAGCAAACCTTGTCCGAACATAAAAATACTTTTCAAAATAACACCAATCTTTGTCAAAATTGGAGCCATCATTATAAGCCCTGACAGAATCTGCACCACCGCAGGAGCCATCGAAACCAAGCCTCCAACGATAATGAATACTTTTGGCCCAATCAGGTCGAATATTTTAAGTACCGACTTTAAAAGTTTTACGGTCAACGGCAACAGAGACTTCACAAGCTCGACCGAATGGGCGAACAAATCCTTTACAACAGGCAAAAGTTCAGCCCGGTTTTCCTTGACAAACTTTTGCACGGACTTGAACATTTCCGTAATTACCGGAAACAGTTCCTGAGCCGCCGAAATTTTCAAAGAGTCGATAATCTCCTGGGTCTTTTGGAGTTCGTCGTTAAACAGCTCCGCATTTTTCGCTCCCTCTTCGGAAAAACCGCCTTCGAAATCCGCCAAGGCGCTCCGCAATCCTTCTCCGCCTCCGGACAATAGCTCAGCCATCTTAACGCCGCCACGTCCGAAAAGTTCATTTGTCACAAAAGCCTTTTGTTCGGCGGAATTAAGCTTTTTATAACCGTCAGCGATAGCGGAAATCAACGACGTCGAATCCTTGAAACCGGAAAGTTTTCGGCCTCCAAGAATGGAATCGAACATCTTGGATGCGGCACGGTCACCAGCTCGCGCTTTACCCAGGTTCACGCTGAATTTTCGCAAAGCGCTGTCCATCTCTTCGGTGGACATTCCGGCATGCTTTGCAGCCGAAGCAAACGCCTGGTAGTCCTTGACGGACATGCCGACAAGGCGCGACGTTTTCGCAATCCTGTCGCCAAAAGAAGCGTAAGATTGAGCGAAATCGAACTGCTTTTTGAACGAATTGGAAACGGAATCGACGATTCTCTTAATACCGCCAAAAACACGCTCAGCTCCGGCACCGATAGCAGCCCATTTGGCGACGCTGCCCAAAGATTCAATCTTTTTTTGGAGGCTGTCAAAAACAGGACCGACGCTTTGGACCTGCTTTTTAACGGTCGAAACGTTGTTTACAACCGCATCGACGGAGCTTTTATTGACGTTCAACCCGATTTGGGCATTTATTTTACTGGCCATGATTCAAATATCATCCAATGCAGGCAAAAAAAGAACCATTTTAACACATCTTTTTTTTTCACGTAAAAAGCCTGTAGCATTCGCCCCAGGCTTAATAATCTAACTCAAAGAATGGATTTCACTTCACAGATTTCGGAGTTTTCCATTTAAGGAATTTTTCAGCGGCTTTCAGGCTGTATTTAAATTCTTCCGAGCCAAGCTCCATTATATCTCTGTAAGACCAATGGAACACGCCTGCAAGCACGGCAAAACCGTCGTCAAGGCCTACGCCCCGCCATTGGCTAAAAAATTTGCGGCAACCTCGGCAATGGCATTCACGTCACAAGAGCTCATGTTGAGCACCGTATTTTCGGAAAGCCCCGTCGCACAGACGACGAGAGCGATTTCGGCATCTCCGTTACCTTTGCAATTGCCTATAGCCTTGTTGTCACGTCCGGTGTATTGCTCCCGGATGACGACAGATTCAATCTTTTCGCCGTTCGGCTTAGTAATAGGAACTTTCAGTCTGTAGTCCATATTTTTACTCCTTTTATGGATTTGAACAAGTTAAGCCGCATCCGGGACTCAAACCCAGACCTGCGTTAGAGATACGCAGTCAAGCCACCCCTAACGGACTCCCACGAGTGCGGATATCATAGACAAGAGGGGTTATCTACGATTTCTGGTCATCTGCAGGACCTGCGGAAAATTCAACCGCGACTTCGCCATCCTCGCAATTCTCAGTAATCGGAGCGCTACAAGAAGCATTCCTCATCACGAAAGTCTTGCCGTTCGGCTTCTTGAGCGTAACGGTCGCATTGCGCGTCTGCTGAAGCTCGACGATATCAAGAGAATTCAGGTCAACAAGCGTCAAGGAAATCTTACTCGGGCTTTCGCCGACGCACTTGTCGCCAAGATGCACGCCGCCCGGACCGATAACCGGCTCGTAATGTTTGCCGCCATATTCAATGTTCGGATGACCTTTTAAGTTGTACTGAAAACCGTTGATCTTGAATTCGTATTCGCCACCAACAACATCAATTTCGTCCATTTTCAGGCCTCCTTAGTCGTGAACAATTTTGGATTTGGAAACAAAGAACTGCTTGACCAGATGGACCGGAATCAAGAAATTCATCGCATACGGGTCGTTCGGATCAAGTTCGACGACAAGGTTTTCTGCGAATCCCTTGGAGTCGTAAACAAGACCGGCTTCTTCCCATTTTTCGTAGCACGCAATAAGTTCAGCCTTGCCGAGACTCGGCGTCATTACCTGTTGACCAGCGCCAAACTTGGAGCCATCCGGAGCAAGCTTCGCATGGGCGTACTTGCCAGCAAGATAGTTGTTCCAGTACCAGCGGAGGTAAGATAAAGTAAGCACCGTTTCAAGCTGCAAGAAAGAATCGTCCTGAACACCTTGGGCATTACGCTTGTAAGTAGTCACGATACGGCTAGTAAACACGCTTCCATCGTCAGCGGCAACCATCAAAGCACAGCCGGACTTCAAAAGTCTGTTGTTGCCATCAGGGTCTTCACGGTCATCGCGTTTCGGCGCGACAACACCAGCAACAGCCCAATTGTGCAGCGGAGCGGCAGGATCGTTCAACGCCTTCGGGGCCACGCAGCCGAACAAAGCCGAAGCCTTTTCAGCACCAGAAGTCGGAGACTTCGGCAGAGCCGCAAGAACAATCTCCTGGGAGTTCAATGCGTTAGCCTTTGTCGTGAACGCAGATTCGTTACCGCCGTTAAGGCTGAAGCACATCACGCCAGTCTGCTGTACCATAGCAGTCCAACGAACATCCAACATTTCCTTGATGTATGCAATGTTATCCGCTTCGGAAGAACCGATAACAATCATATTGAACCAGTTACCCGCGCAAGTCTGGGCAACGTTAGCGTCATCGAATTGCGGATCAGCGCCGCCGTTCGCCATCGCGACAAGAGCAATGCTCAAGCCATCCGGGAGAGTTTCGCCCTGGTTGTGATTCCAGCGGATATCAAGACCGTTGCCGAAACCGCCCTTGTTCTTTGCGGTCAAAGTAACAACGCCGCTAGAAGCCGAAGCCGTTACAGGCAAACTCGTCTTTGCCGTAATGGCGGCGACAACTTTACCCGCAACGTCCGAAGCGGAATCTCCAGCAGCCACGTTCACCGGGCAGGACTGGCCGGAAATCATCAAACGGATAGTACCGTTTACGGCAAGAGTGGCCGGTGATCCGGTGCCCGCAACGGTAAACGTCAAAGTGCCCGTTGCCGCAGCCGAAGTGGAATCGTCAGCAATCGGCAGCGCCCAGAGTTCCATCGACTTGGAGTTCTTGCGGAAAGCCTTGATCATCAAGGCAAGCTGAGAACCAGCACCAAACAGTGCGTCAGCCTGTTCGTCGCTCGTGATCAAAGTAAGAGAACCGTTTTCACTCATCTTAGAGAGAAGCGGCTGGCCGATAATCAAGTTTTTCCAGGGCATCGCTCCGACCTTTGGCGACATAGAGCCACCAAATTCCGTCGCAAAAATCGGATACATGTTATCGGCAGGAATTTCGTTGAAAGTCATAATCTAATTCCCTGCGGATTCTTCCGCTGTTTCAGCTTCGGCAAGTTGTTCGCCAGGCCTCAGCTCCGTTACAAAAGTCATCGACCGACTACCAGTCTTGAGTTCGTTGTTTGCACGCAAGAAATCTTTCGTCGCTGCGGACCTGTCGATTTTCGCGGTAAACGAAACTTCGAAAATAATCCTCGCGGCTCCGCGCTCTGTTTCGGAACGCACGGAAAGATTGTTGTTATACGATCTCAGAACACACTTGCTAACCAGACCGCCATAAGGCCCGACCCAAAACGGACAAGGTTCAACAACGGCGCAAATTGCCTGCATGGTATCGTCGAGAAAATCATTCAAGTCAGAATCGGAATCCACACCGTCGATATTGCTTTCGTCACTCAAAAAACTACGCGCATATATATCGATGTACAATTCCGATTTGGCATAATAAAAACGGGGATTCGTCGTCTTATCGTCAAAGTCGATGTTAGGTACATTGACGATAATAAAAGACTGCTCTTCAGGCCAGGCTTTCTTTTTTCGCGAAGCGGAAACGTTCGAGCCTATTCCGGTAAGGTCAGTCGTCTTGAGAGTATTGACAACGGCATGGCGAAAAGCCTTGATGCAATTCAAAGTTCTCACCGTCGTCATTTGGTTTCCTCCAGGCGGTACACGACAACCCCGTCCTTTTCACTTACAAAGTCAATAGCAGAAAGTTTCATCGCGGGATGAAACGGCGTTTTACCTAGCGTGAACACGTCCATCTTGCGTGGTTTCGAATCCGGAAGATCCGAAATACGAACAAACAAACGTGGCGCATGGGCAATCGCAGCAACTTCACCGACGCTTTCGTTGACGACCTCAGGAGAGTCGTAAAGGCCCTTCATCGCGTAGCTATTACCACCGCGAATCAAAGTCACTTCCTCGCCGAATTCGTCCGTATTGAAGAACGAACCGGCGAGGTCATCCATGAGGTCATCCTTGAAAGCCATCTTTACACAACCTTACGGGAGATAATGCCACCACCGCACTGAGGCACGAACAACGGACAAGATTCTTCTTCGAGGATCTTGGATTTACCATCCTTGATCCAAGTGTAAGCGTAAGACTGACAGACGTTCAGCGTGCCATCAGTGCCATCGGCGATAGCACCGTAGTGCATTTTGAATCCAGCGCCAGCACCGATAATCGTGATACGATCCTTCGGATACATTTCGACATCTTTCTTTTCGATTTCGTCGTAGAAGAAATCGTCGTAAGTGACAATGTCCATGCCGAGAATTCTGGCTTCACGGGTAACGTAATCGGTATCCATTTCGCCAGGTTCAACTTCGCCAAAATTCATGCGCTTGTTATCCATGTATTCCTTGACGGCCTTATTTTCTATAAACGCTTCGTAAGCTTCGGATCCCATGACGCAAATGAAACCGCGACCACCGCCATTCTTTGCAAGAAGACGTTTCTGGTTACGCAAGTAAGTGATCGGATTGGAGTTTTCGGCGTCGAACTTGTCTCCAGCTGCGGCAGCAGTCAGGTTGGCGGCAGGGATATTCAGATTGATGGTACGCTTGCCACCATCAAAGATCACTTCCACCTTACCGGTCGTCATCGCTTCGATAATCTGTTGTTCTTCGCGACGTTCAATGGACTGGCGAAGATCCATCGAGTCCTTCATCAGCTTCTGGAATCGAATTTTTTCCGGAGAAGCATTGCCATTGTCGTATGTAAACACCTGTTCGGCATTTGCAACAACTTCAACATCGCGGCGAGTCAAATTGCGCTTCGGATGCAACGTCGGCACAGTTACAACTAAACGTTCGTAACCATCGCGGCCAACAACCTTGCCGTCTTCGTCATCGTCGGAAACGTACGGAGCGATGATTCGCGTTTGCTTTTCCATTTGGAGGACGAGGTTCTTTGTTTTGTGCAGGTCCGTCGCGCACATTTTGCGGAAGAACTGCGAGGGTTTGAAACTTTCGCTAAGGAGCTTCGTCAGCTCGTGGCGATCTTCGAGAGTAATTGCTTCAGGCATGATTCATACTCCTTTTGTTGTTATTCCTTGACAGCGCTCACGCCTTTGAAGAAAAGGCAACGTGCGGCAAGTTTATCCTTAACGGTCTTTGCATTGATATTTTCGTCGATAATGGCCGCAGTATCGGCAAAGCAGCCGGTACGTGCCATTTCGGCATAACCCGCTTCGTCAGCAGCGGTCTTGATATCCTTGAGAAGATAGCCGACCGGTTCTTCAGATGCGGACGCAATCGGGAAAAACCCGCCTTCGACAGCATCCTTACCTTCGACATCTTCGGACTTTGCGCCGATGGTAAGCGTTGCAGTCGTTTCGAGCGTGATGGTCGTAGAATCTTCACCGACCTCCTTGGCTTCGAGAACAAGTTTGCTGTTCGTAGTGTCGGCGGTCACGGTAAACTTCGTGTCGGCAGCGGCGGCAGTCACGATCTTGCCAAGCACGGCGGCGATAGTAGTATCGCTGGAACCAACGTTGGCGACGTAACTTGCAGAGCCGATCGTGAGAGTCACGGTCTTGTCCGCAGCGGCAGTGTACGCCGACAGTGCGAAAGAATACTTAGCCTTAGCGCCATCGTCTTCGATGTGTTCGACAAGGATAGTTCCGCGCTTGAGATTCTGGTTTTTCCCGATTTTTACAGTTTCACGCTGGATCGGGAATTCGCCAGCGATATCATTGTCGAATTTGAGTTCGGCCATAACTTACCCCTTTTTGTAAAATTCGTCTCGTACTTCGGCAGCCCATTCGGCATGCTTTTTGGCTTCGTCGGATGCGGACGCGTCAGAACCGCCGTGAACGGAATTCTGTGCCGCATTGCTCTTTTCAAGAGCTTCAATCGCACGTGTCTTTTCGTCAGATGCAGAAGGCTTTTTCTTGGCTTCGTCAAGCTCGGCACGAACCTTCGTGAGTTCTTCAGCCTGAGCCTTGATTTTGTCCTTAGCCTTAGCAAGTGCGAATGCAGTAGCTTCGGCTACAGTCTTGTCGCCATCGATGAAACTGGCCTTTTCTTCGCCAGTAACATCGAGACCGGCAAAGACATCTTCGATGGAAGCGACGCGAGCCTTATAATCGGCAATAGCCTTGGCCTTAACAGCTTCCACATCCACGGCCTCGGGCTTTTCAGCGCCTTCGGCTCCTTTAACGTTAGTTGCCATGACGGCACCTCCATTACTAATCCCCTGTCGTTTCATTTCTTCGCAGACATCGTCAAGGGACATAACGCCGTCCGCAAGTTTCGCGGCGACAGCCTTGTCGCCGATAAACACGCCTCCCTGGCCAAAGTTTTGTTTTACGTCTTCAACGGTAGTGCCACGGTTACGGGCGACCGCTCCGATGAAAACTTCAGCAAGAGAGTTCAATTCTTCCTTGATAAGTTTCAGACCTTCCGGGTCGTTCGGGTCAGGAACTTTATTCGGGCTAAGGTCGGACACGACAACAGTCGTTTCGACGATAGACTTTTTGAAATTCGTAAACGCGCAAAGAACGCCGATGGATCCAAGGGTCCCGTTGCTCGCCGTAAAAACCTTTTCGCAACTGGAACCAAGCCAATACGCGGCGGAGCACATCATCCCACCGGTGCGAGCAAAAATTCCGTAAGGTTTCGAACCGCGAGCGTTAAAAATCTTATCTGCAAGGTCAGCGCAACCGCTCACCTCGCCACCAGGGCTGTTGATGTCGAAAAGAATTCCCTTCACCGAGTCATCGGCAAGGCATTCGTCGAACGCGGCCTCGATACTGTTGTAGGTATCTTCGTCGAAAAAGTAGGCAAGCCAATTACTGCGATAAGAAAGAGCACCGTCAACATGGATGACCGCAATTCCGTCTTCGCGACGGGTCACGTTGTTCACCATATCCCATTCGCCATCTTCCTTTTTTCCGCCAGTCCAATTTCCTTTTTCGTCCCAAAAAGTAACGGTATTCGACGCCATAACATCGGCATCTTCCTTGCGGATAGCAAGACGTGCACTCAAAATTCGATTCAACATTCCTTTTTTCATTCTCAAACCTACTGCAAGGAGGATTCCTCAGGATCGTCACTCGTAACGCTGAAATTCTCAGTCTTGGATACAGAACCAGGTTCTCCAATACCGAGCTCCTTACGCAACGTAAGTTCAGCAGCATGGCCTTCGGCAACGGTCCTGTAGTCGCCACCATTGATCATGGCGCATGCCATATCCCTGGAAATAAGTTGTTCGTCAATCTGCATCTTGATGGCTTCGGTTTCTTTTTTCGGGTCAAGAAGGAATGCGGCATCGCCAATCCAAAGACACTGACTCCAAAGCATTCGCTTTATCGGATCCTCGAAGAATCCCGGAGCGTCAACAAGGCCCAAGAGGACTGCATTCGTAAGCCATTTTTCGTAAACGGGTTTGCAAAAATCCGCAACAAAGTTCATGCACATTTTCTTGAAAGTCTTCTGGCTTTCGAGAAGTGCCGCACGGACTGCGTTGTAACTGTTGTTGAACTTTCTGAGGACAACTTCAAAGCTCACCCCGCAAGCGGCAGCCGCTTCGGCAAAGATGCTTTCTACAAACGGCTGATAGTTAACGTTCGGACGCTGCGGATTCAAACTCTTGATACTCTGACCCTGAGCGAGCGACCAGATTGCACCTGGTTTCATTTCGAGAGACGGACGCGTTGGATCCGGAAGCACATTGCCGTAGCTATCCGTTTTTTCGACACGTTCGTTTTCAGGCACGTTGCCGTACAGTTCTTCGGCTTCTTCGGGCACGTTATTTTCGAGGACCGCCGTAAAGCACGCGCTGATGACGGCGGCCATCAGTTCAGCATCCTGATAGCGTTCTTGTTGCTTGAGCTGACAAATCACAGGAGCAAGCAGGGGCACGCCTCGACGCTGGTTCGTGCGATCAGCAGTAAACATGTGGATAACGTTCGGATTGCCAAACGCATCATACGCAGGAACCCGGACGGAATCCACGAAATCCGTATAATTGTCAAAGCTCCAGACAGGCTTTTGAGTAAAGTAGTAGGACACCGGGGCATGATTCCGGTCAACTTCAATGCCTTCCGCAATCGCATCGCAATTCATTTGACCGATGGGATTTTGGCAGCGTTCGCCTTCGAGCAGCTTTACATTCATGCCGAAAGCTTCATAGCTTTTGTCAAAACATGTCAAAGAGAAGCAATCGCCGCCAAGCAAAGCCGTTTTCAGAGCCAAATCCTGCAACTGCATGAAGTTGTTCGTCTTTTCGGCATCGCACTTTTTGTCATTCGCCCAAAGGCTAAAAAGAACTTTCGTCTTGTTGGACCACTTTTCGGCATCTTCGCTCGAAAGTCCAAGCATATCAGGCAACATCAAAGTCGGACGCGCCTTGATCCCAGTACCGACAACATTCGTGTCGAAGCTCGAAATCAGCGCACGCGAAAAAGTGTTGTTCTGGAAAAGCTGGCGGCTACGACGACGCAAAATGTCAAGGTCCGCAGCGATATCGCGATCGGCAGAACCGTGCGGAGCGTAGAATGCCCGGAGAGCTTCTGTTACAACCGAAGCTCCCTTCCATGCAATTCCTTGACCGCCAACAAAATTCTTAGACATAATACCTAATGCGGAATCGACGCGACACAGAAAGCCTTGCCCCTACGCTGTCCGCGTGCGGTAGCAAGACGGCCTAACCACAAGTCAAGCTGCTTTTGGCATTTTTCCACCGAAGGCCTGTCTAAAGAACGGCCACCAATGGAATAGCGTTCAGCCTCCATCGCTTTAGCAAGTGCCTTTTCAGACACAGCGACCATTCTTTCACAAAGAGAAACGGGGTAAAGTTGAGCCATAGCCACAAAATAGGCTTACATCAAGACGATTAAAACAATTTGTGACCAAGTTTTTTATAGGTTATTTGGCAGTTTCGAGAGCTTTTTTCAGCTGCTTGTCGAATTCTTTGGACAATTCCTTCTCAGCAACGTTTTTCACGAGCCCGTCAAAATCCCACTTCTTTTCGATTTTTGCCTGGTTCTGCAACGAATAAAGCCACTTCGTTTCCCCAGAATTTTCTTCTCGGATACCGATAACTTCATAGCCATGTTTGCCGACAGTCTTGAATGCTTTCGGTTTCCTATTTTTCCTTCCAGCCGTTTTCGTCGGATGTTCATCGGCGTACTTAAGCAATTTCGCAGGCTTTTGCGATTGTTTTATTTTTCCGGAAGAAAGACGCCCCCCTTTTTCGATTTCGTCACCCGCAAACGCAAGGTTCTTGGAACTCTCAGGCTTTTTCGTCCCGCCGACCGTATTGAGGTACATGAAGTCCTTCGGGAAAGAAACTTCCGCGACAGGATTTTCTTTCGTCGCTTTCTTTATCGAAACAGCCTTCGGCAAGTTCTTGTTTCGCACTGTAAAGGCTTTCGGATATTCGTCAATCAGCTCGTTTCGAGCCTTAAACGCCACTTCGTTTACCGTCTTCATCGCGGCAAACCGCACCTGTTTCTGGTAATCCTCGATTTGCTTTTCTAAAGCCTTGCCGAACTTTTCAAGCGGCACAGTAATCGTACTCATAATCTCACTCCTTGATTGACAACAAATCCTCGATGGGCGACAGGCGTTTTCTTCGCCGGATTAATCGTATAGCTCCTCCCAGCATTCGCAAGCTTATCGACATCAACGCCCACCAAATTGAGTGCAGCACGCGCATAAACACGGCAGTCAAGGGCCTCGTTCCTATCCCTAATTTTTTCGTAACTGTAAACCAAAAAACCTCGACTCATGTGTGATTTTTTCACCTCCGATTCGGCAAGCTGTTCGAAATGTTCTTTGTCGTAAATTTCTTTCATCGGGAAATGGCAGTAGCCCGGCCCGACCTTGTCAAACGTCAATACGTTGAAAATCCAGTCCTTTACGGTATCCGTGCCAACAGTAATGAGTTTTGCATTTTCCGCAGATGATTTTTTCGTTGATCCCGGACGGCTGATTACTGGACGGTTCGGCCCACGAGCGCCGATGCTCGCGTAAATTCGACGCCATTCGCGCTTCGCACAATACTTATACACAGCTTCTGTCTTGTGACCGCCCGAGTCCACAAGAGCCGCCGCAATGTAGAGCGGCGTGCCATCAGCCTTGACGTAATTAGCTTCGATAAGGATTTCGTCAAGAGCTTTCCAGACATCTTCTTTTCCGGGATCCCCGGGAACAATGATGTAATCGACGCTCCAGTTTTCGAGTCCACGACCCCATCCTACAATTTCAACCTCCAAACGGTCGTCTTGAGTATCCACGCCAGCCGTCAAAATAACAACGCCATTGGGAACTTCGCATCCGTACTCTTCGCGACGCAACATCAGCTCCGAATAGTCGTGGCGGATTTGGTTCTTTTCGTCCCAAGGCTTTCCTTCCACGTTGTTTGTCCAAACTTTCAGCTTCTCCAAGTCACCTTTCGCTTCGAGATAGTCTGTTATCGCCTCTTCCCACGAATACCAGCCGAGCGGGCTGTAAAACGCGCTCAAATGGTAGCTGGGATAAGCGCCATTGGGATTGGTCGGCACCCATTGGCCTTGTGCCAATAATTCCGTCTTTCGCCATTCCTGGTATTCCTTGCCACAATGCGGGCACTTCATTCGCACGGTAAACGGCATGTGGTTTCCGTTTGCGTCCTTATCCCACACCATATTTTTGAACTCCCACACGTGCAACTCGCCGCAATGCGGACAAGGCACGTTGTAGTAGCGCTGGTCGCCGGCCTCGAATTTTTTCGTGATGCGGCATTTTCCCTTGATGGTCGGCGTCGAGTTCCAAAACCGCTTTTTTCGCGGAAAGTTGGTTGTGCGTCGTTTCACCAGGTCGCACGGGTCACCTTCCCCATCGCAGTTCAGCGGCCAGCCTGAAATTTCATCGCACAACACTACTCGCAGAGGCTTCGAGCGTAGCTGAGAAGCCGAACTTCCGGATCCTAAGAAAAAGATTCCACCCGGATATTCCTTGCAACCGGCAGTATCGCCCGTAAAATACTTGTCCATTTTCATTGCCGTAAACGTCGGCGTTAGGCGTTGGCGCTCGAAATCCGATGCTACGTCGTCTGTAGTCTGATAAAGACCTATCGGGCACGGACATTGCAGCATGTAGTAGAGAGCCGTATTAATCAGGCATTCCGTTCCGCCAATCTGCGAGCCCTTCATAAAGGCGACGTCGCTGCACGGATTTTGAGGGCTCAGCATGTCCATGATCTCGACAAGGTACGGCGTGCGGTCGTTCGTCCACTTACCCTTCGATGCGGACGCCTCGCCAGCAAGCAATCGATTTTCAGCAGCCCATTGGCTGATAGTCTGGTCTTTGGGCGGAGTAAGTCCCTGGATAAGCCCGGCAAGGCAAAAATTTACGTTATCCGTGTATGGTAACGTGTTCTCCGACTTCCGGGTCACAGCGACCGGCTCTGTAAGCTGCCCTGCCATCATTCGAGAAAGTTGTCCACCGTCTTTTCGGAAAGTTCCTTGAGCACCGCAATGGATTCCTTGCGAATAAGCTCTCCAATTTCGTGGTTGGAATCTTTCATCGCGATTCTCAACTTTTCAACTTCGATATCAGCCTTGCCAAGCTGCTCCTGCAAATGGCCACAAATCTTCGGAGAGAGTTGAACATACATGTTCATCACCTTCTCCTGGATCATTGCTCCCATCTGGTACGCCTTCAAGAATACCGTCTGCTTATCGACAAGGCGGCCTTCCATTTCGTCAGCCTTGAGCTTTGCAAGGCGAGCCATGTGGAATTCTTTTTCGGCACGTGACACTTCGAGTTCTTGACGCTCCTGAATTGCCGCACCAAGATCCATGCCCTGAACAGGAGCAGACACAGGCTTTGGAGCTTGAGGATTTTCATTGCCGAGCACATGAGCCATCGCCTGGGCATCCAGATTGTCATAGCCAGCCGCCATCTGTCCACGAGTGGGCGTTGTCACCTTGCTACGATTCTTCTTGAGCGTCCATTGCTGTGCAGAAACGACCTTGTGATAGCATTTTTCGCCACGCGAATTCCGGAAGGTATCGAGACGCCCCTTGGCGGTCGCCTTCGATACTGCCGCACCAGAGACTCCGATCTGCTTTGCAAACTGGGCCCCTGTTTCAAGTTCTTCGTCCGTGTAGGAATGCTGGTGGCGTTGGTAGTCCATTGTTAACCTCTCTAAACCAGAAATAGCCGAAAAGAGGTTAAGCACGTTAATTTTTGACACAAAAAAAAATCAAGAGACTCCAGGAGCCACCGTTAACCCACACGAAAATCCCAAAAAAATGAATTTTAAGTGGGTCGGACTCACCA